GACGGCGCCGACGATGCCGCCCTCGCGGTCGTCGCCGCCGAACAGGTCGGGCTGATTGATGGTGATCTGGCCGCTGGACGTCATCGATCCCGACCACGCCGTGCGCTCGCCGACCACGATCTTGTTGAGCGAATCGACCGGGCCGTGGCACAGCGCCAGATGCATTCCCGCGTAGTAGCGGTAGCCGACGGTGACACTTTTGCTGCCTTTGCCGCCGCCGCTCATGCCTTGACTCCCTCATTCGTTTCAGATTTGGCTTGCTGCTCGACGTGCTCTGCCAGCCGAATCGCCATCGCATCCCCGGTAGCCCGCAGCCAGGCGGTGCTCACGCCCTGCTGGCGAAAATCATCGAAAGTCACGCCGTCGCGCGGAAACCAGCGGCGCAGGCCAGCATTGCAATAGCCCAGCGCCTTGGCATCAAGGTGAGTGGCGATCTGAAGGTTGCTGCGCTGTTCGCTCATTTCTTGCCGCCTCCTTTGGTCTTGATCGGCGTTGTCCGCACATCGCCGAACCAGACGCAATTCGGCTGCTTGATCGTCCGCGTACCGAACAACACCGGGATCGGACTGTCGGCGGCAGCAACCGGTGCATCGACATCGCCGGGTTGAGGTGTAGTGGTCTTGGGTTTGGGGGCGAGCAGCGACGACAGAACCGTCGTGATCACCCACACGATCAGGTATTGCCACATGGAAAATCCTCAAACGATGGCGTCCCCGGTGAAAGGGTTCTTTACCGGGATGTAAGGAAAGCCGCCGTAGTTCAGCTGGTTGCCAAACTTGGCGGAGCAGGTCGTGAGCGTGTGGTCGCAGCCCGGATAAGCCTCGAAGGCGTCGCCCGCCTTCAGTCCTGGAATTGGCGCTGAGAGGGTCACCGCGCCGCCGGAACTGGCGACGATCATCCGTTGCACCCCGGCGGCCATCAGCCGACCACCGACGAACCAGGCAATCGGCTTGGGCAGAAAGACGGACGCAGTCACCTCCAGCCCCGCCACGCTCTCGACGATGCCGGCGGTCTTGTAGTCGGCCGCATTGACCTTGCAGCCGCCGTGGTAGAGCGGATGACGGCAGTTGATCTGGTAGTTCGCCCGGCGCCCCGAACGCTTGAGCGTCGTAAAAATCGGTTCGCAGCGCATCTGCGCCGTGATGCCGCCGAACACCACCGACACGACGCGCCCTTTCCACCAAGTGATGAATTCCGTCCCTGGGTCGGACAGGTGCTGGCGAAAGATGGTGAGTGACAGCACGCCATCGGGCGGGGTCACGATGAAGGACTGCACCACGCCAATGTCGAGCGCTGCTTCGAGATTGAGCATCGCGCGGCCGAACTCCTGCGTCTGCTCGATCTCCGAGCGCCGGATCGGTGCCGGAATGTACTGCTCGCCGTTGTAGGTCACAGCATCCCGCGCTGACGTGTAGCGCCAGATGGTGGTCCCCAGCGCGAAGCGATACAACTCGACCGGCTGGCCGGCATGGAGGCTGTTTTCTTGGTTCTGATAGGTCATCCGTTGATGCTCCGAATAGGCAAAGTCACCCGAACCACACGATCCGTTTCGAAGAAAAATTCCACGGCATCGCTCTCCAGTCGGGCCAGTTCCAGGAAACAGACGATCCGGAAATCGGACGGCACGCAGGCCCGTCCCAGCGCGGCGTCGATCCGCATCCGTTCCACCACCCCGTCCACGAACTCGAACCCGGTGATGCTGCGCAAGAACCAGGTGCCGTCGTTGTGCAGGAAGGCCACGTCCCGCCGGCCGGGCATGGCCTGGTAGTAGGTGGCGAAGCCCCGGCCCTGGACCAGAATTTCCGTGGCATCCAGGGCGAAGGGCTGGGCGACCTCGAGACCACGCTCCCACGTCGGCACCCAGAAAGGCACCTGACGACCTGCACGGGCCGCGAGCCAGCCTCGCATCGCAGTGAGCCGGGTGCGGTCTGGCAGCAGGTACTGGTGGCGGCGCACGATAAAGGGCCGGTTCGGGCTGTCGATCACCGCAGGCGTACCGGTCTCAACGTCGAACACATCGGCGAGTCGCTGATAGTCGATGCTGACGTCCTCGACCCGGTTTGGATGCAGCAGCAGCGTGTCGTAGCCTCGGTACTGAATCGGTGAACTCGTCGCCGCCACTGGCGAAGCCAGGTCCTCCAGCTCGAAGCGCAATTTGGCCTGGGAGATCGCCGCCGTTGGCCGGGTCACGGTCTGCTGGGCGGGTAACCGTCCTAGCCGGGCAGGGGCGATCCAGGAGCCTGCGGGCCAGTTCCCCAAGGCCGGGCGCTTGAGCGTGATCGTCCCGGCGGTCAGGGACAGGACTTCCAGTGCCTCGCTGGCGCCAGCGCTTGAGCCGACGATGGCCAGCCCACCGGCGTGATAGTCCAGGTCCGTGGTACTCACGGCCAGCACCGTGTCGCCGGGATGGATGGCGGCCGCAAGCCAAGCCTTGTCGGTCCACACCGGCACGGCATAGACGCGCGACTGCCAGACGTTCATCAAGAGATCAAGCTGCCCGCCGTTGCCGTACTCCAGCACGTCGAACTCGAACGAGCGCCGGGGATCGGTCCGCAGCCGCACCCGCTGCTCACCACCGTCGCGCATCGTCAGCACGTCGGTGAGCCATTCCAGCCGCTCGGTGAAGCCGCCTTGCCAATCGTGCAGCAGGCCCATGACCAGCACGCGGCCATAGCTGATCGCCAGATCCCGTGTGCCGCCAGCCGAGAAATGCAGCGTCAGCAGCGTATCGACGAAGCTTGGGCCATCGAGAGTGGCCGTGACCTCGTAGAAGATGTCCTCCAGCCCCCGCATCCTTGTTGGCGGGAAGAACCCCAGGGACAAGCCCTCGGTGTCGCCGTCCAGCTGGAAAATCGTCACCGGGTCCAGGAACGCATTCCAGACTTCGACGGTACGGGTTGTGGGAATGACGAGATTGCCGAACTCGATCCTGGACGGCTGCAGGTAGATCCGGTGGTAGTAGTCGTCCGAGAAAGAACCACAGTGTGCGCCAGTCCGCGCGATCAGTGCCTCGGGCGACGGCTGGCCGCTGTCGATGACACCGACCGCACCAGCAATGGCCGCGATGACCGTGGTCGGTGCGTAGTACGCAGGTCGACCATCGTCCCACAGGCTGTTCATCCCGGTGGCCACTGCGCCGCCCAGGATGTTTGACGTGAAGGCTCCGGCGAAGTCGGGCATTTACATCACCTTGCGGTAGGCCAGGCCGTAGTCGTAGCTGATCGGTTCCGCCCCGAGCGTGTAGGCCTTGTTCCACAGTGGGAAGATCTTCCACACGTCGGTGCCAAGGGTCAGCTCGTTGCCTGGGTTGAAGTTCGAGATGTTCAGGAAGCGCACATCGGGGAATTCGCCGAGCAGCGTCCAAGTGCCGACGTAGGGCGTGCGATTGACGCCCACGTAGCATGGCAGCATCGGCGCCAGACCGTTGTAGCTTTGCGGCGAGCAGTGATAAGCCAGATCGTGCGCCAGGGTGTTGAGGGAGTTCTGGGTCCCGGACCCGATGTAGCCCGCGCGGTTGTTGGTCGCATTGGCGTAGCTTGAGCACCCGTAGGCGTCCAACTGTTCCGTCGTGTACGAGCCGGTCGAGATCAGCCGCCAACCGACCGTCCAACCATCGATGTCGGCTCTGACATAACTACCCGGATAACCGTTCGATGCAAGCGATGCCCTCGACGGTCCCAAGCCGTTCGCACCGAAAGGAATCATGTGATTTGAAGTGTTGAACGCATTGGGCGTCGTCGTGAACGACTCGATGGGGCAGCCTGCGGTCAGGTACTGCCCTCCGGCAAAAGCGCCGTACTTGTTGATGAAACCGAACGACAGGTGTCGAAAACGCCCTGGCATCTCCTCAATCACCACATGGATGAAGTCTCCGCTCGAGAACAGGTGGTAGGCGTAGAGCGAGGTGGCCATCGGGCCGACCATCACGAACTTTCGATTGTTGGTCTGTAGGTTGGCGGCGGTGCCAGCGACGAAGCCGTCGCACGCCCAGGCCTCCAGGCAGGCATAGGTGCCGTTGACGCCGTTCTTGTAGAGCTTTTTATTGACCGCGAACAGCTGGTAGGACACGCCGTTCTTGGACAACACGGCCCGGTTCGCCGTCAAGCTGGTTTCCGACTGATTCCGGTACGCATCGGAGCTGCTGACCGAGGAAATCATCGACGTCGTGCCGGCGTGGGCCGCGCCACCGGTCGATCCATAGGTCGGGAACGTCAGCGTAAAGGTGTCGGTAGCGTTGGCCGTCCAGCCATTGGCGACCGCAAAATTCTTGATCGCCGTCAGCAGCGTGTTGATGTCCGCCGACGCGCCGGTGATGTAAGCCATTGAATCGCCTCGAGCAAGTTCTCAGTTCAGTTGAATGGCGGCAAAGCGCGCCGCATTGGTGGAAGTCGCCGCCTGGACGACCAAATGGACTTTGCCGGCCACCGTCACGGTGTCGCCAGCGGCCACCCCGAAGCCGGGCACGGCGAACACGCCTTGCAGCTCGCCCCAGACGTTGAAGGGACGGGAGGTTCCGCAGTCATAGAGGATGGCCGGCAGCAGCGGACTGGCGCCGTTCGGCAACTGCGTGAGGTTGCCCATGTCGTAGCGCCCTACGCTGTTCCTCCTGGTCTCCTGCGACATTGCCCAGGGCCAGGCGCGACCGGTGTAGCTCGTATCGAAGCGGTTGGTGCCGACCCAGCCGCCGCTCGGCTGCAGGATAGCTGCGCTGTAGCTGCCGTACTCACCATCGTTGCGCCAGAACGCGCTGCCCGCGATATCGAGATCCGAACTTTGATAGTTGTCGCCGCGCGAGGTGTTGGCGCCGATGAAGAGCGGATACGGGTACTGCGACGGCGTGCCGTAGGGCAGGAAAAACCCCGCGTAGAGCGCCCCCCAGTAGGCCGAGGATTTCGCCACGACGATGAAGCGGCGGCCGTTGGCGACGAACCAGTAACTGATCGCGCTGTTGAACACCGGCATTCTCGGCAAGATGCCGAGCGAACCGGCCCCCGAGAGCAGACTGCCTGGTTGGCCTTCCGGGGTGCTGATCGAGACGGCGCTTTGCCACGATTGCGAGCCGAGAACCCGGATGGAATACGCGGGTGCAGCCGCGTCGGCGAACAGACAGACCTGCACATAGATCGCATCGCCTGCCGAGGAGCCTGGGCCGCGCAGGCGAGTGATGGCCGGCTAACTCTGTCTGTGCCGATCCAGATCAAGCGGCGCAGCGGCCGCAAGCTGGTCACTCTCCCGAACGGTGAGACTGCACCGGTCAGACCATGGGACGTGGCACCGACCTCCATTCAATTGGCGCTGGCCAGGGGTCACCGCTGGCTGGCGATGCTGGAATCGGGGGAAGCGAAGTCCTTGAAGGAAATCGCCACGCGGGAGGGGATCGACAACAGCTACGTCAGCCGGATGGTCAACCTGACCACGCTGGCACCCGACATCGTGGCGGCCATCCTGGACGACGAATTGCCGAACCACGTCACGCTGTTTGATCTGGCGGTTGATCCGCCAGCGCTGTGGGATGAGCAGCGGGAGAGAGTCGGACTCTGAGGTGGAGGCACCACCTCAGCTCAACATGCCTTTGAGATCCTTGAGCATCAGGAACAGATGGTACGGATCAGTCGGGCTGGGCTCGAATTCCCACGATTCGTACCACTGCCGTGCTGCGTCGTCCTTGGCATGGACCAACAGGCAGCGGATACCCGCAATGTCGGCGGCCTGTGCGGTGCGCAGCAGTGCATCCTTGAGCAAGGCCTGGCCCAGACCTTTATGCTGATGCTCCTTGTCCACGGCGAGCCGGGCCAGGATCATGACCGGCACCGGGTGGCGCGCCAGCCCCTTCATCACTCTCGACGGCGTGGCTTCCGGATCGACGCTACCAACGGCTAGGCTGTAGAAGCCGACCACCACGTCACCCTGGCAGCAGACATAGGTCTGCGCGCTGTTGGCCTTCTGGTTGACGAGCGCGTAGCGCTGCAGGAACTGGTTCAGCGCGGCCTGGCCGCAGTCGAACGCATCGACCTGATCCGTTGCAGCCAGCTTGCGAACGGGCGAGTAGTCATTGC